ACAGCCTTACGACTTGTTAGTTTAGCAACAAAGTATGTGTTGCCGGCACTGTCGGTGGCTTTGATTGACATTTGATTAGCGTCTTTAGCTTCTGTAGTGACTAATTTACAAACTGCTGTACCATCGCTAGTTTGAACTTTGTAGCTACGTGTGTTAACTTGTTTAATAACATCACCAGTAGTAACTTCAGTGCCAGCACCAATTTGTGCTTCACATACAATACCGTTTTGACGAGCCGATGCACCGGATGTTAGTGTTGCAACTGGGGTAGCACTACCTGTGCCGCCTGCTACGCTACCAGCAAATGTAATTGTTGGAGCACTAGTATAACCAGAACCTGCTGATACCACTGTTACTGTGTAAGCAGTTGCGCCAGTTACTGTAACAGTTAATACTGGCTTAGCACCACCAGTAATATTTGGAGCACCAATGCTTCCTGCTGGAATAGTGTAAGTACCGTTTACTAAAGTTGCTAGTGTACCTGCTGGCGCTGTTACGCTGGCAATTGATTCACCACCTGTGTTTGCTGTACCAAAGTCTTGTAAGTTTGTGTTAGCAAAAAATTTCTTATTTAAAGGACGTCCCATTTTGATTTCTCCTTAAGAAAAACGGCGTTCTAGGCCGTACGCGGTTGGATTTCCGCATAAAACTTACCCTATGTAAGTTAGACAAAGTATTTATCTGATCAAGAGAAAGGGCTCCGAAGAGCCCTTGCATGTTTACAACAAGTAATTGGATTACTTGAAAGAAACGTTTGAAATGCTAACTTTACCTAAGTAGTCAGCCGCGTTACCTAAAGATGACGCTGTGTTTGTCAACTCAACATAACCATAACGTGTCATAAATGATACGACTGGTTCGAATGTTGCTGGATCAAGCACAACACCAGAACTCATCAACGGAATGTATGGGCAATAGAATGCAGCCGCATCAGACTCTGATGAACCTTTGTAACCGATTAAAACGTCAGTAGCGTCAGTTGCGTATGTGTTAACATAGACTTTCATTGCTGAGTTTAATGTACCAACAAACTTAGTGTTTGTAGGTGCTTCAAATGTACCTTCTGTTGTACGAGCAAATGCGCTAGTAGTAGCAGATTGTAGAATTGTTAAAGCAAATGGACTTACAACTGCCCAGTTACCTGCACCGCGACGTGTACGTTGAGCGATTAAGTTGCTTACGCGATTAATCTGAACAGCCAATGCGGCATGCTCGTCACCAACGAATGTTGCTGTACCAGAAACTGCTGACTGGTCATAAGCTTCAGTTGCTGAACCAGCTAAAGATGCTAATGAAGCTAGGATCTCTTGGTCGATTTCAGCTGTGATTTCTTGTGCCAAAGCAGCCATAACTTCTGCTTCGATATCAATACCTTGTTGCGCTTGAGCATCTTGAGCTGCCTCAAATGTCCAACGTGCTGATAGCTTACGTGTGCGAGCTTCAACAGTTTGCTTCAAGATTTGAATTGACATACGCTTACCTGCGGCACCTTCTAAAGTAGCTGTACTAGCTGCCTTAGCCGCACCAGAAACTTCGTTTCCAGAGTAAGATTCTGCAATTTTGAATGGGCTTAGTGCCTCTTCACCAGCAACAACTCCAGCGCCACTTGATGTATCGCTGTAGCGAACACGTAGAGTGTGGATTTGTCCAACTGGACCAGTCATTGGCTGTACACCAACTAACTCGTTAGCGATAACGGTTGGCATAACGCGACGGATCACTGGAAGGATCACGCGATTTAGTGTTGCAACGTTGCCGGCAGAAGTGGCACCAGCAGTAGGAGATTCCATCAAATACTTGCGAGTATTCTCAAGAGTTACACCCATTACTGATTTTTTAGTGCCTTGAAGGCCTTCTAAAAGAGCTTCCTTAGTTTCTGCCCAACGGCCGTTTAGTAGTTCTGACATTTAAATTCTCCTTAAATTTTTAGTCCAGCAAGGCGACGGATATCAACGATATTGCTATCACTCTCGCTGCTACGATTGCTGTTGGAAACTTTGTTTCCTGTAATTTCTTTAGCCTCTATAAGTGCCTGTTTCTTCTGCGGAGCTTTACCAGTGTTACCAGAGATAACTGATGGTAGATACTTGTCAAAACTTTCTACAAGTCTTGATGTTTTCACACTCTCCATTAATTCACCCATGATTTCTTTTTGCTCTGTGTTTAACGGAGACAAAAGTTCATTCATGATATGTTTACGTTCTTGTGACTCTTTAAGAGCCGCAATCTCTGCTTCTTTACTTTCTACGATTTGCTTTGCTTGTTCAATAACTTCTTTAGCTTCTTGAACAGCATGATCTTTCATGTCTATGACTTTGAGTAATTTTGCAGTTTCTGATTTCTCATTCAGGTAGCTTGCTTGATATTCAGAAGCAAAAGCTTCAAATAACTTGCGGCCAAAATCTGCGCGGCGAGCTGACTCAATGTCTTCTTTTAGTGATGTCATTTCGGAACGTAGTCCCTCTGTTACAACACGGTCGACCATTGTGGCAGCACGTTGAACAAATTGTTGTTTAACCTGCTTGAGTTGTTCACGTCCTTCACGGACTAAACGTACCTTGGTTTCAGCCAAGTCTTGTTTATCTTTATAAAANTCTGCGATTTCTTGAGCAAGAGCTTCTACTACGAATGTTTCTAATGCACCAAACTTTGAAGCCATTTCGACTTGATCTTCATGCAATTCTGCTACTTCAGATGCTAGTTGACGTGTTACAAATTCCTTCATAACACCTGCGTCATTCTTCATCTTAACAGCATACTTTGCTTTCATTTCAGCTAATTGCTTACGGTCTTCAGTGAATTCAACAAGTTCAGTTGATAACTGATCTGTAATCATACGATCAACAGCTTCAATCATTGTTTCCTTGTCATGCTCATACTTCTGAGCAAATTCTTCGCGTAGTTGTTGAGTTAATTGCTCGCGTGACTCGCTGATGCGAGCTTCGAAAGCTAACTCAATAGACTCTTTGATCTCTTCTGAAATCACATTATTTTCAAATAACGATTTTAGTGCATCCAACATGTGATTCTCCTTATTATTGGAGTTTGCCAATTATTGCTAATAGGCTCTCTTTGAGATATTGTTGTGCCTTAGGGTCACCTTTCACCTCTTGCGCTATGCGTAAGGCATTAAGACCACCGCGACTATTCATCAGGTGTTCATAAATTGGTGTGGGATATGCTCCAGGGGCGCTAGGTTGAGCTACCATATCTACTGTGATAATCTCAAAATCTGATACTTCACCGGAGCCGTCATCTTTGACGTTTCCAGATCCGCGGCTTGATACTCCTAATTTCACACCACTTTCTAACATAGTACGAATTAGTTGTCCCATCGGCGTAGGTAAAANCTTTAGTTTACCGTAACCGTTTGGACCGTCCATCCACATATTTGTAATCATGTGTGACACACGGTCCAGGTTAATTTTTAGATCGTCTGGGTGATCTACTTCTCCGAGAACACTATAACCATTTTGAATCTGATCGTTCAGGGTTTTGACAGCCTTGCCAATCTCATTCACAGGGTAAACACGTTGATTAGCATTACGGATACCGCCTTGAATGCAGATACCCGACATGTGCAACGATTTCCCGTCTTTGTCATCAGATTCAACGATCATTTTTGCTTCGTTGAAGCTTAGATTTTCTCGGAGATATAACATAAATTACTTACGTGATCCAATCAAACTTTTCTTATCTGGAGCTGTGTCGGCTGAACCTTTACGTTCTGCACCGTGACCTGGCTCTTTCTTCTTAAATGCTGTCTTACCAACATTTGCACCTGGCTTATTAATGTTACCACCATCATGGATAGATGTTGTTGGCTTTAATAAACCGCCTTGTGTACCACCGCTTGTTGTGCTAAATGACTTAGCAATGTTAGCAGTTGTGCCGCCCATGTCGTTCTTTCCGGCAACGATTGACTTGGTGTTAGTACCGTTGTCGCCGTGCTTTGGAGGACTTACTTTGTTAACATATTCCATCATGGCTGCTAGTTCGTCTGGCTCTTCTTCACCGCCCATGGCATCCATACCGCCCATGTCGTCATCGCCCATTTCTGGTTCCATGCCCATGTCGTCACCGCCCATATCTTCTTCACCAGCCATTAGCTGTTCAAATTCTGCTTTTAATTCTTCTAGTGCGTCTTCTAGGTCCATAACTCGATCTTCAACGTCACCACCATCGCTTTCTGCGTCACCTTCTTCACCGTCAACGTCGCTCATGAAGTCATCAGTAGCGTCACCGCCTACATCATCATCTTCACCTTCTGCGTCGTCTTCTGCATCATCTGCTGGTTCTTCTTCTTCACTGTCGTCATCTTTTGCAAATGGGTTTTCACCTTCTTCTACTTTAAAGTCTGATTCTAGTAGTTCTTCGTAGATTTCGCGTGATTTCGCTACTACGATGTTGTGGAAAATTTCTTGTGCTGTTTCTTGATCTTCGTTGATCAATGCCTCAAGCATGGCTTCAAATTGCGTACGATCAGTCATTATTAATCTCCTGTGATATGATGACAAGGCTGTATAATATTTACATATTATTTTTAAAACGGGGGTGAAATAGCCTAAAAACGGCGTATTTTAACAAAATCAAGATATTTATACAGCCGGTGCTGGCATTTTGTACATTGCGTGTATAAATTCTAATTCTTGCTCTTGTTCTAAAATGTGTGACTCGCTGGCTTTGCGAAGTTCGTTAATTTGGCGTAAGGACAATCGTGTCTTACGTGTGTCATCTCTATGCATGGTCGTTAGATCACGATCTGCATCATATCTCAGATCATTACTAGTGCGCCTAGTATCGGGATCAATATAAAACAATTCTCTAAGGATCATGATATATTTATATGATTGGAGCAGTTGCTGGAGCCGCACCACCGACACCTGGAGTAGTTTGTGCTTCCATACCTGGCTCTAGATCGCCTTCCATGTCTTCTGGGGCTGATAAATCTCCTGCGGCTCCCAAGTCGCCTTCAATACCTGCGGCACTTAGTCCTGCACTACGCATTTCTCCAGCGGCATCAGTATTAATTGGATTGCCCTTGCCGTTCTCTTCGCCCCACATGCGTTCGTTTTCTGCTACTTCTTCGTCTGTTAAGCCTAAGAAACGTTTAAGAGCAAATCGTTTTGACATGAATGGCACTGCTTGAATAGTATTAAATGTGTTAATACGTTCTGAATCCAATGCACTTTGGCGTGTACTTGCAAAGTTTAGAGGAGGATTAAACTTTAATTCAAACAAGTTTGCATCAATGTTCATACCTCTATGGTACATGTACATCTTAAATTCTTCATCAAACACATGTGATACTAGTGCTTGCAATCGTTCACAATACTTGTTAAAGCGTAGCTCTTGGATATACGCTGTGCCTACTCGTCCGTCGTTATACGATGCCGCTGAATCATCTGCACCTGTTGGCAAATAGCTTGATGGAATACGTAAACCACGGAACAACTTGTTTGTAAAGTATTTTAAGTCGTCAATCTCACCAAGATTCGTTCCTCCTGGTAAAGTTTCAACTTTACTTCCTCGTCCTTCAGCGGTTTGTGGGAAGAAGTAATCTTCATTAATAGACAATGGGTTATAAGCACTATCAATAACATTCTGTCCACCGCCGGTTTGACTTGGAATCCTTCGT